TCCACCATCGCCAGTCATTAACTGGTTTAAGCCATACTTCGCTGGTGCAACACCCACTGTTGCAGGGTATGGGGTCATGTATGCGGATGTAACATGGTATCCGGATGCTTTGAGCAATCCTACTACTTATACGCTAGAAAGAAAAGTCGATAGTGGCGCATGGACTACCGTCTATGAATCGGCAACTCCGCAGCAACGAATCCTAGTTAGCCCAAGTGCTTCTGTCGGTTATGTATCTGGCCAAACTATATCTATTAGAGTGTGGTCAAAAGATGCTGCAAATAATTCTAATTTTGCAAGTGCAGCCACAAGCTCTTATACCCTATCGCCTTCTCCAACTTTGATCACCGCAACATTTGAATCAAATTATAATGCTAAGTGGAAATGGAATAGCACTAACTACGATGCAGATTATAGATATGCACCTGCTCAAGGGTATTATTCTACTCAAGATTCAACTTACGATATGACAGGCATATGGGGCTATACCGGATCAGTCTCAGGGGTTTCTAAATTCCAAGAACAATTAGCTGACAAAACTATAGCAAATGCAACAATTTATCTTAAGACGTTTGCACCAAGCTATAGTGGCTCCCGTACTGTTTCGCTTGTGCTGCATAAGAACACATCTAAACCAGGAAGCACAGAGGCAGGACCTATTCGCTCTTCTGTCGACGTACATGCATCTGCTATTCCTTTGAATTCCGCCAGAGAAATCCCCATGCTAACAGGCTGGATCGATTTGCTTAAATCCGGCGAATGGAAGGGTGTTGGAGTGTTCCTAGAATCAGGAAAAACTAGCAATGTTGCAACATATTATAACATATCTGGAACTACATCTCATGTTGATAGTAAGTCAGGCCGAGTTACTGTCTATCACTTAGGTTAAGGTGAATAATGTCAAAAATATATAGAATGAATACAGATGGAGCATGGCAAGAAATAGGTCTTGACAATGTGTATAGTCAATCTATTGGTAGTATATCTGCAAATACAGACAATCCTCCTTTAAATATTGATACTACGTTTAAACCAGGTTATGGCCCGAGTAGAGACGACGACAAGTTCGTCAATGTTCAGTCTGATGGAAGAATATACATAAGATCAGTTAGCAGTGAGTACGATAATAACACGATCAATTATGCGCCAATTTATAGGGTAAATTCAGATGGAACTTTTGATAAAACATTCGATATGAGCAACTCTGGTGTAATTGATGTACCAGATAGAAATACTAATGAAGAAGATAATTATCCTTATCCTATGCACTATATAGTTTATGAAGATAAACTTATAATGAGTGGATATTCAAGTAATTTATTCTATAACGTATATCCCGCAACACCCTACTATGGTCTATTTAAATTCAACGAAAATGGATCAATAGACGGACCATTTATGAGAGTAATGGACGCTGGCTTTGCTTCACCAATCTATGAGTTCATAGCTCAACCATGGTCTTTTGTCATACATTGCGCTTCTCCAAATAGTTTCAATGGGCAGCCAATTAATAGCAATTTAGTTCGTCTTTTTTACGACGATGAAACAGCATACGTAGACGACCTGCCTAGTATTAAAAATTACACTAAATATAGAGCAGTAAAGTATCCAGTAACAAATCCTAAACAATATAATTACTACGAGTACTTCGATAGATTTACTATCAAAGCTGCTAACTCTAATGACATGTCTAACGATTATGTTTATATATGGACTCCTGATGATAAATATTTAACAATTAACAACGATGAATATTATGGAATAATTAATTCTACACCAACAACTTTTGGCGGACAAAGAACTTACGGTAGCATCATAAGGATTACCCCTTACGCATTAGATAATGAGTTTACATCTAATGCAACTCCTATATCTGTTTCTTATGGAGCGGAAATAAAATTTAAAGAAAATGGTAAAATCTTAATAAAAGATGATTTAACAAAAATTAATTCTACTCCATCATATCAAATAATAGAAATTAATAATGATGGTAGTTTAAGCGATTCATTTATACAAAATATTCATAATATAATTCCAAAATCAAATTCAAGTGATCAAATAAGTAAATTTGATACATTTAATAATAAAATAATTTTTTCTAGATTAGACGCAAACGCTGCAGCCACTCCTTATTTAGTCAGAATAAATAATGATGGTTCTTCTGATCAACAATTTAATTCTAAAGATAGATCTTTTTCAAAAAATGCAATGATCCATGGGTTAATGTTTCAACCAAATGGAAAAATACTTGTATTAGCTAGCGGATCATATTCTTATCCATTGATGTTTAATGAAAATAATCTTATTAGCAATTTATTTAGAATTAATGCAGACAATATAAGGTCACAAGATATAAATATTAATATAGATTATAATAGTAATTTATATCCATTTTTGTTTATTGGAGAATAAAATGTTAAATACTTATAAAATTTTAGGACAAACAAATCCATCATCGACAACTCTTACAACACTATATCAATCCCCTAGTTATGCTCAATCAATCATTTCTCTAATAAGCGTATGTAATCAGAGTAGCAGCGGGACATTTAGAATTGCTATAAGACCATATGGGGAAACTATTGACCCTAAACATTATATAGTTTATGATAAAACATTGGCAGGGAATGATTCTTTCTTTTTAAAGACAGCAATATCTCTTGGTTCTAGAGATACTATACAAGTTTACGCTTCTAGCTCAAGCTTTTCTTTTTCAGTATTTGGAATGTCAATCAATTAAAATAATATGATTAAATCATCCTAAATAAAAATCCTTGTGTTATAATATCGTTAGTTCATTGTATTAACGAATGGAGAAAAAACAAATGAATGATTCAACGTCTCATTTGAACCATGATGGTTCAGTAACCGTTTCTGTGGATCTTATTCTAAGTAAGTTAGGAGAGCAGATCTCAGAGCAAGCAGTAAAAATTGCTACTCTTCAGTGCACAAATGCTGCACTTCAAAATGAAATAAGTAAGTTAACTCTTCAAATTGATCAAGCACAAAAAATGGTCAATTCTATGTTAAAAGAAAAAACAGAAGCTAATAAAATGTTATTAAGTCAACCAGTTAATTCGTAAAAAGGTATATAAAATGACAGATCAAGAAGTTCAAAAGCAATATATTAATATTGAAATTCAAGAAGATAGAGTTGCGTTCAATACGAATCTGCCTCTAGCGGAGATGAATTTTTGGTTAGATCATATAAAAAATTTAATTATTACTGGTCAAGCACAGGCTGTAGAAGAGAAGTAAAATCAAATATAGTCTTTACTACTAAGGGTAGTTCAAGTTTATAGGAGATTTATATATGTTTCTTGAGAAAGTATTTCCTTTTACCGCTGCTCCCAAAAAACAAAAAGCTGCCGCATTCGATGTTTCAAAGGTAAACCTATCTAAAGTTTTCAAAATAAAAGCTTTAGGTTTAAATTTTAATAGTGGTATCAGTTCTTATCTTGACACTACAAAAATCAATAGAGGTAGTTTTGAGTTTCCGCCTTATGATTTTGAAAGAATAGTCGAAGCAATAGATACTGATTCCTATATAAAACAAGGTATGGCAAAGTATAGGGAGTTATTCTGGAAAGAAGGTTGGGATATAATCTCTGAGAATTCAGAGGCTGTTTCCTATTTGTGGCAAAGAATAGATCTCATGGAAGAGATTATGAAAAAGCCATTTAACACCTTTTTAATGGAGGTTGCAGATCAGCTGGTTAAATTTAGTAATGTATTTATAGTTGAATCGAGAGGAGATATAACTCCTATGTATCCTGGCAGACTTTACCCTCCAGAGGAAAAGATGCCAATAGCTGGATACTATATCATTCCAACTGAAAACGTAAAGATTTATAGAGATAAGAACAATAGACCCGTAGCCTACAGACAGGTTCTTGACGAGACAACCCACTATGCTACGGGAGTTATTAATCAGCCAACTTGGAAAGCTGAAGAAGTAATCCATCTTTATCAAGATAAAAAACCAGGTAGAGCTTTCGGAACACCTTTTCTTATTTCTGTTCTAGATGACGTTATAGCATTAAGGCAAATAGAGGAAGATATTCAGAACTTAGTTCATAAGGAATTATTTCCACTTTATAAGTATAAAGTTGGCACTGAATCTCAACCTTCTTCGCCTGAAGAAATCGAAAATGCCGCGTCAGAACTGTCTAATTTAAGGGTAGAAGGTGGACTAATTCTGCCTGAAAGGCATGATGTAGAAGTAATTGGTGGAAGAAATAGTGCACTAGATGCTAATGAGTATCTGCAACAATTCAAAGAAAGAGTAGCAGTGGGTATGGGGCTTTCCCCTCATCATCTAGGCATGTTAGCTTCTGGCGGCAATAGATCGGTGACCGATAGACTAGACATAGCATTATATGATAAAATTAAATTAATGCAAGCGTATATCGAAGACTGTATTAGGCTATTCATATTTAATCCCCTATTAAGAGAAGGTGGATTTGACCCATCTTTGACGCCCAGTACAAATAGCGTTTCTGACAGATGTTATATGAAATTCAGAGAAATAGATATCGATACTCAAATAAAGAAAGAAACACATTTGATACAATTATTCTCCAACAACGTAGCAGATCTACAGGAAACAAGAATCAAACTAGGTCTAGGCGCGGAAGTCGACGGGCAACAATTGTTAATGGCAATGCAGTCACAGCAGTCGATAATGCAGCAAACTATAATGGCTAAAGTTAATGCAGAAACAAAACAAACTACTGCATCAAAGACTAAAGCACTACCGCAGTCATCAAATAATGAACCAATAAAACCGGATGCAGTTCAACCATCTAGAGGTGGCACACCAAATACTCCGAATAATGTTAAGCATACGGGAAATATAATAAGACCAGCGAATCAGCATGGTAGAAGAAATAGTCCGAATATCCGTCATATGGATGAAAATGTTTTAAGTGATATTGTTAATTTATTAGAAAATGAGGATAAAAATGAGTGATTTATTTACGGTTTCAGATGAGGTTCTTAACCCAAAGAATCAGAATAGAAATATTAAACTTAATAATGATCTGCTAGAAGGATTTAAGACTTCTGCGGAAAATGGGCAAATTAGATTAGCTCTTGAGTATATGATACATATGTTTAATATCATCAATAATAAGTTAGAAAATTTAAATGAACCAAAAAAGGCTACTCCAAAGATTGTTTTAACTAGTGAAGCAGAAGTAACTAATGAAACAGAGACAGACGAAGTTGAGCCAGTGATACCCAAAAAGACTGCTAAGAAGCAAGAAGTATTAACAGAAAAAGTTGATAGCTGATAAATGGTAGAAAGCAATCAAAAGCATATAAGTGCTTATTGCCCTGAAGAAACATTTATTGTAGAGTTAAATACTAAATCAGTTAACCTAATTTGCCAATTACTTCATATATATAATATATCTGTAGATAACAACAAAATAGGTAAGGCTGCTTTAAAAGTTTTAACAGAGCAAACTAGTTGTGGATTTCTGTCACCTCAAATACATGGAGTATATGAGGATGAAATTCAAGCTCCTTCTCAATGTATTAAGTTAAAATCAATTTATTATCTTCCGTATGAGTGACTATGAAAAATATTTTAATTGCAGCGCCTGTTTATGACAGAGCATGGATTCTTCCAACTTGGATAGAGTATATCGAAAAACAAAATTATCCAAAAGAAAACTTAGGATTTTTATTTGAACTTGGCCCCAATGATGACGAAACTCATCAGATACTGTGGGATTGGCAGCTTTCTAGACCACAATTTAAAGTCTTTGATGCGCAGATTTATATGAAAATGAATCATCAATCTCACGTAGAAGGACAAAGAATGTGGAATGCAGAAAAATACTACAATATGGTTACTTTAAGAAACAATCTTTTAGAGAGAGCCACAAATCTATCTGATTCATTTGATTATTATTTTTCATTAGATACAGATATCTTACTGCAAGATAAAAATACAATCAATAAATTAGTAGAATACGCAGACCAAGGCAAAGAAGTCCTATCGCCATTAATGTATATGACGCCGTATGATACTAACTTTCCCAGCGCAATGTCTTGGATTGATTATCCAGGCGGTCAAGCAGCGCGAATGCACGAGAGATACGTTATTGGCACTGTTTTTGAAGCAGATATAGTCATGGCTGCAGTTTTTATGTCTAAAGATGTATTCACTAATGTTAGATATCAGTGGCACAGACAAGGAGAAGATTTAGGTTTTGCTACGGCTTTAAAAGCGCAAAACTTTAAAAGCTATGCGGCCTGGGACATATATGCTCCGCATATTATGCATAGGTCAATGTTGGAAGGATACATAAAAACAGGACAAGATGGCCGTAGTCCTATGTAATTTATATATCTTAATTATTACTATAATATCTGATTAAGTAGTAAAGGAGTTTTATTATGTCATTTCAATTCGTAGAAAGCGTAACGCTTTACATTCCAGATGTAAAAAAGTCAATTACATCATTTAGTGAATCAGCAAACGATAATAAGCTAATCGTTGAAATCGCTGCGATTCACCAAGGTTTAACGTCTAACTTTAATATGTACACAGCATCTCAACTTGAGAATTCATTAGCGACATGGGTTCAACCATACCCAAGGCCTATCATCCTCAATCATGACGTTTACTCTGACCCAGTGGGCAGAGTAATGGCTGCAAGAATGGATATGGAAGAAGATGGTACGCCATTCGTAAGGCTGCAAGCAGCAATCACTAATCCAGAAGCAATTCAAAGGATTGTGGACAACAGGTACTTAACTGGTTCCGTTGGCGGTAAAGCAGATGCAGCGATGTGTTCTATTTGCGGTAAGAACTGGGCGGAAGCGATGGCAGCGCAAGCTCCTGGCTGTAAGCACCAGAGAGGTCAAATATACAATGGCAAATTAGCTTATTTTGAACTAACTGGTTTGTCATTCAAAGAATACTCATTCGTAAACGTTCCTGCAGATCCAAAGTCAGGAGTAAGAAATCCGATAACTGCTACTACGCTCGGCGCTTTAGGTGAAGAGAGCAAAGAAGGAGAAGACAAGTGGGTAAGGCCTATTAAATTCTTTTCTTTAGACATGAATAAAGAAAGTGTGTTAGAATTAAATGAATCAGGTGAAAACTCTGAGGTTTTATCTTCAATGAAGAAAAAACAAGCTCATTTCACTTATATGAACTTAAAAGGAACATTCTTGTCAACAACAGCGCACGATTTCTCTGAAAAAGATGAAGAAATATTTACATTTATGCAAAGTTATACTACTATTGATAAAGAACCGAACGCAAATTCGGAATTCAATAATATTAATGAACAAGACAAGCCTGCTGAGGAGAGAAATATGAGCGAAAAAGACGCTAGTCAATCAGTGGAAGATATTCTGGCAATTACAGAACAATTAAGCGCTGATCTAGCTTCCACGTCAAATGACGAATCAGCAGTAAATGATGAGGCAATAGAAAGTAATGATACTTTGTCTGAAGAGCTACTTGAAGATTCAAGTGAAGAAGCTGATTTAGATCAAGTATCTGAGGATTCGACAGAAGCTTCAGTAAGCGTAGAAGACCTAGTCAAAGGCTTACGTACTTGCTTAGCAAATACGGTTTCAGTTTACCATGACGCTCATGGTTTCCACTGGAACGTTAAAGGCCCAGACTTTGCTGAATACCATGCGTTATTCAGTTCTGTTTATGAGGATCTCTATGGTTCAGTTGACCCAATGGCTGAGTCTATCCTCAAATTAGGTTCGGATAGTCCATTCCGTCTTTCAGAGTTCATGCTACTTCGTACCGTTAACGAGCCAGCCGCTGCTAGTGATAATCCACAAGCAATGGCTGGAGCATTACACGCCTTAGTAGTACAACTGATCGACGGACTTAAAGCTACATTCACTACTGCAAACGAATTAAATGAGCAAGGCATTGCCAACTTTATTGCTGGCACTATCGAAACTCTTCAGAAGTCGGAATGGCAGCTTCGTGCTAGCGCAGAAGGCAATGTCCCTGCGCCAGCAGCTAAAGAATCCGATAATAAGCAACTCGCGGAACAACAAGTAGACTCCGATGAGTTAGCTGAATCAAGTAAGGTTATAGACGAGCTAACGTTAAGTAACAATGCCCTAAAAGAAGAGAATTCAAGACTAAAAGGTTCACTTCACTTCATGCTAGCAGAAAGAGTAGTCGATGCAAAGATTACTGTTGGTGCAATTGAGCATGATCAAAGAGCAGAAGCACTTAGAGATCACGTATCTCGTTCAGCCTCTTCATTAGCTGATAATATGCGTGATTTAGAGAAGTATTCTCGTAATTACGTCAAAAATGTTTCAATCGGTGCTCCTAATTTAGAACTTGACGTGAAGGCTATGGCAACAGGTCCATCATCAAGTATAAATGAAGCCTTTATTGGTGAGGAAGTACAGACTGAAAATGTTGAACAAACAGCTGAAAGCATTTTAGTAGATGTCCTAATGGGACGCAAAAAGTTATAAAGGAGAATTAAATGAGCTTAGCTAAGTTTCGTAGAGTTTACGGCAAGAATGGTTCTGGTCGTTTCGTAGTTTCCGAGGGTGTTGCTCCTTCAGCATACATCCTCGCTCACCCAGGTCTACCAACCCTGTGGTATGATATTGAAGATCCACGTTTTGAGATTGTAATGCCAAAGGGCACAATCATGTCCGTAGTTGCAGATTCAAACGGTGATTCACGTGTAGTGCCAGCTAATGGTACTGCATCCAGTTTCACTTGGGGCGATGGTCAAGTAACAAGCTATACGTTCCCAGATGGTCAAAGCACTGGTAGAATTACTGGTGCAACACCAACCGACGGTTCTGGTACTAACACTGACACAGTAACAGTCCCTGCTCGTTCAGTCCCGATCGGTTGTGCACAATACGATGTCCTTCGTCCTTTCGACAAGGGTACATCACAGGGTGCAGGGTGGATCACTTCGTCTTATGTTGAATGGCCAATAGTAAACGGCATAAATGCCAACCTTGCTGTTGGCGATCTGATCCGTTCGGACGCTTATGGCCGTCCTGTAAAGTGCGCAGCTACTGATCTGTACAACTCAAGTGCAGTCTATAGCTATCTAGCAGTAGGTCGAGTCGTTGAAGTTGAGAAATTCGCTACCAACTTCGATGACGGTCTACTTTCTTACATGCAATTACCTTCAGATCCTGGTGCTCTGAAGGAAGTGTATGCTTTAACTCGTAATGGTGATTATAACGGTAAACTCGGTATTAGAGCAAACCTTGACGTCGCCAACGTCGTCGGTGCCGTACGAGTTTCTCTAACAATAGCGTAATTGGAATAGGAGGCTATCCTTTAATGTCAACTAACATTTCAGAATTATTAAGCAAGGCTTCAAGTTGGGAAGCCGCAATAAATGAGAACGGCTTTGTCGATGAAGAGAATAGGGTGACCATTAAGGAAGCCTTTGCTACCCCAGATGCTCCTATTCTGTTCCCCAAGGTCATTTCAAGAGTCCTCAAGGAAGCAGCAGAACCAATGCTTCTGGTTACTCCACTTCTCTCTGTAGTTCGTCTACAGAAGGGTCGTTCCATGGAGTTTCCAGCGGTTAATGCAATTCAAGCTGCTGAAATTCCTGAAGGCCAAGAGTATCCAGAGCAGTCCCTCGCTTTCGCAAAGCAAATTGAGGGTAAGGTCAGCAAAAAGGGTGTAAAGGTTTCTTTCACCGAAGAAGTTATGGCCGACTCTCAGTGGGACATCGTAGGCCTGCACGTTCGTGCTGCAGGTCGTGCAATGGCTCGCCTTAAGGAGCAAATTGCTCTAAGCCGTTTCAAGGATGCAGCTACTATCGTCTTCGACAACGACAGTGGCAGCTACCCAGATACCAATGGCCGTGACATCAACGGCGCAAAGAACCTTACCTACGCTTGGAACGATATCCTAGATCAGGCTGCCGTCCTCCATGCTGAGAATCATGTTCCTACTGACTTCATTGCACACTCGCTAATGTGGCCAGTATTCCTTAAGAGTGGACCATTCAATGTCCCCGGCATGCCCCCACTTGGTTGGAATCAGAACCTCAGCAGCAAGACCAATGTTGCTAACAGCACTGCTCCATTTGGCTTAAATGTTATCCTTTCACCATTTGTCAGCTATACTGCTGGCACTCCTGCAAAGTCTGACGTTTTCCTTATTGACCGCAATGAAGTTGGCGCAATGCTTGTTAAAGATGACATGACAACCGACGAATGGACAGACCAGACACGCGATATTCGCTCGATCAAGATGAAAGAGCGTTATGATATCGTATGTTACGGTGACGGTGAAGGTATCACTGTTGCCAAGGGTGTGCGTCTTGCTCCTAGCTACGATGTTGAGGTTACTCGCGCAATTTCCACCACCCTCTGATTGTTGGGAATAATTCAAAAAGTAACTAATGAGAACTTGGAGGGGGATTTATTCCCCCTCCTTTTCTTTTTCCGTCCAAGTCAATTACTATAACCTTGTATCTTAATAGTTAAGGAATAATATTATTATGACAATATATAGTTTTTATCAAATAACAAAAGATTATTTTGAAATAAAGTTTCAAACTATTCTAGATACACAATCTATAACAAATAATAAATTTATCTTGTATAAAATAGATGCAGGCACACCCAATATAATAACTTCTGCATTTAAAACTATAGATATAAATAGAGATTATTACTCTATCTCTAGAAGTCTTTACTTATGGTGGAATATTCAGTTAGAGTCAAACTCTAGCTATAGATTAGTCATATCTAACTTGGTCAACGTAGAAGGCGCAACTCCAGAGCAAACTGTAATAGATTTCGATACGCTTACTATCGATTACGGTCTTCCAGCAGAATTGGAACCAGCGACTAGACAACCAGTTGACGTAGAAGACTATTCAATCAAGACAATATCAGAATTGATTTCATCGAGCATTGCATCGGGCGATGTAGAAAAATTGTTAGTTATAAAAACTGTTCCTGAAATGAATAAAGCATATTATCTTGATCCTTCTGAAAATGAAGGAAGAATAGAGATTTGGTTTAATCAAGCTCCAGCTGCAAATTACGTTAATGATATTTATTTCAAAATTCAAAGAAGAAAAGTTACTAGAAATATTTCTCGTTGGGAAGACGTAAACGCAAAAGTTGCTGCAAACACTGCAAAAGCAGTAGTCTTTATATACCTACCATCATTAGACGCAACTCCAGTTTACGCGTATGAGATTAATAAAGGAAATGGTAATCAGTATTTTGAACCTGGATATAAATACAGAGTGCTACTTTCTAAAGATATTGGTATATAGACAAAAGTTAGTTAATATATCAAAAATGTTACTATAATATAAGGTTATTATCCTCTAATTTCATCAAGGAGTATACGAATGAGCATTGCTAATTACTTAGAGAATAAATTTTTAGATACGTTAAGAAACGTTTCATATTCCACTGCTGGTACATATATAAAACTGCATATTTCAGATCCAGGAGAAGATTGCACTAGCGGGGCTGCTGCAGTCACGACTAGAGTCGCTGTAACATGGAGCGCTGCTTCAGGCGGCTCATTAGTTTCCAGCAATACGCCACAATGGACAAACTATGCAGCAACTGAAACAGTTTCTCATATATCTATTTGGGATACAGCTACAGATAGTGTTGGCAATGCTTTGTGGTATGGTCAACTTTCTGCTTCAAAGACAATGCAAACCGGAGATACGCTTACTCTTACTTCTTTAACTCTTTCGCTAGACTAATTTTAAAATTCAATTCTTTATTGATATTAATTTATAGCTAACTAGTTAGGAGAAAGCATTATGGCCGATAACGTTGCGATAACCGCTGGAACAGGAACTAACGTAGCGTCAGATGAAAGATCTATTGCCGGTGTCACCGTCCAAGTACAAAGGATGGCTGACATCGGTAGTAGTGCTATTGCCAATAATCAGGTTACGGTTGATACTACTGTAGGCGGAGTAATCGTAGCAGCAGCTAGAGAAACTCGCAGGTCAATACTCATTATGAATAGAGGAACTGTAGCAATATATGTCGGTAATGGCACCGTCTCTTCAACTAATGGTGTTCAAGTCAATGCAGGTGAAGGAATAGTATTAAGTACTACCGCACAGATTAAATCTATCACAGCTAGTTCAAGTGCGACTGTTCATTATATAGAGGAATATGATTCATAATGGCTGGGTATATAACTATTGGGGCGACTGGCCCCACTGGCCCCACTGGGCCTCAGGGTCCAAGGCAAACTGTCAGTGATGCTACCCCTACTGGTGCAACACCTGGCGATCAATGGTTCAGGTCTAGTAACGGTCGAGCCTATGTGTATTATGATAATTTTTGGATAGAGTATGGCGGATCATTAACCGGCCCAGCAGGTGCTAATGGTACTTCAGCATCTTTTTCTTTGATAGATACACAAACATTTCCAAACACAGGAACAACATCTTGGACAAAGCCAGTAGGAGCGGTCATGGTCCGAGCAGTTGTTGTAGCAGGAGGGGGAGCAGGAGCTTCAGGCACTGCTTCAGTGGGTTCCGGTGCAAATGGTGGCTCTGGAGGAGGCGGAGGAGGAGGACTGGTCGATGTAATCGTGCCAGCAGAC